TTAAAATCCCTCGGGTAGTGATACCCGTACCGGTTCGATTCCGGTCCGCGGCACCAATAAGCTCAGACAACCTTCTGTTGTTAAGCTTAAGGTGATAGTCTTATCGACAATAGTCACACGTTTTACAAGCAATTCAATCGCTTGTTTTGCGTAGTGGCTATTTTTTTTTGCAAAAATTTCCTCACGCATATTCTTCAGCAGGCTGATAATTTTTGAAGTATCAATATCCGGTGCAGATTTCACAGTAGTTTCGCAAATTTCGTTATTGATGTTGCGCAACTCTTCCTTAGCTTTTTTTAAACGCTGCATATCGAATTCGTCTGCGTCACCGTCTTCAATAACTTGATACAGGTTATTGAGCTTACGTTCTGCTGCTGCCTTGCGTTGCAGTAAAACAGTTGTGGCGTTCTTAGCTTCCTTGTTAGCGTTGCCAAAAGCGGTAGACATAGAATCCGCTACACGCTGAATGCCTGCATCGGAAAAGATTTCTCTTTCCAACGTCGACATGATCCAGTGCTCAATCACTTCTGCGCGTATCATTTTTTGTTTGCACCGGTCCGCAGGCACTCTGTCTTTCCTTGCGCATGAATAGTAGTAGTACATATTGCCACGAGTGCAGCAGGAATATCCCTGCATTGCACTTCCGCAATAACCGCAGAAGAATTTACCGGACAGCAGATAATCTCTTTTAGCCGTGTATGCGCCGCCTTTACGCTTTTTGTTCCGAAGCATCTTCTCCTGCGCTGCCAAAAAGGTTTCTTTTGAAACAATGGCAGGAATAGCGTCGGGGATAGAGATAAAATCGTTAGGGCGCGCGTAGGAATGGCTGTTGCGGCGCTTTGTTTTGGGCACGCGATTAAATGTATACGTTCCCATATACCGCTCATTACGCAGAATATCATGCAGGCTGTTCTTCGGAAAGTTTTTTCCGCTGCGTGTAGTGTATCCACGAGCGGCGAGTGCCAGGCAGATTTCGCCGTATCCTTTGCCGTCAAGATATAAATTGAAGATAAGGCGAACCGCTTCAGCTTCTTTCTCATCAATCACATAATGCTTATCTACTATTTTGTAGCCAAGCGGAGCATAACCGCCATTGAAGATAGCTTTATAAGCGTTTTCGTTCATGCCTTTTTTAGTTTCCTTTGCAAGGTTGCGTGAATAGTAAGCTGCCATACCGACCATTACTGTCTCCATTACCTGACCTTCGGGTGAATCGGTATCAATGGGCTGAGCAGCATATTCGTAACGGATACCCAGCTTTTCTAATTTGTCCTTGAATATAAAGTAGTTAAGCTCATTACGCGAATTGCGGTCGATTTTATGGAAAATAATAACGTCGAATTTGTTTTCCATAGCATCAGCCATCATCTGATTATATGCGTCACGCGTTAAGGTACTGCGTCCGCTTTTCGCTTCATCGACATATTCTTTGACTACAGTATAGCCTTTGCTTTTGGCGTAGGCTTTGCAGGCACGGACTTGTGCGTCTATGCTTTCTTCACGCTGCATATCTGATGAGAAGCGAGCATAGATTACTGCATTTAACATAATAACATCTCCTTTAATTAGTAAAATAGCCGCTTCTAAACCAGTCAATTTCGACTAGTTTAGGAACGGCGCTGTTCTCTTCTAATAACTTCTTTAAACTTTTCATACATTTTTACTGCTTCAACTTCGACTTCCCCTCTGCTACCAGGAACCGCTTCTTCACCTAAAGCAGTATAGTATTTGTCGGAAACAATTTTGCCATTCCTATCGTATTTTATAATTCTCGGAACTGCATACATATTACAGCTTAAATCATATACAACGCGCTCTAGTTGATAATCAACATATGGATTAGGTTCGGTTCTCCATAACCACGTAGAAGCTATATAGTGATTAATATGATTTCTCCCTGCTTTGTCTTTATAACTTCCATAAAATGATTGATAATTGTTTGTATCCAAGTATACACTTTCGGTGTCATTTTTGTACAAATAAACCCATCGTTTTTTATCATCTGGAGTTTTGAAAGCAAAACAGGAAGAAGATATAACAAGCAAAAGAATTATTAGCGCAATTAATCTTTTCATAAGCGTTACCTCTATTTTCGATTATTACGTTTTTTGTCTTGACAATGTAGCCACCACCAAAAAAGAAGAAGGCAACCTATGGCAAAAGGGTACTTAATAAATGCTTGAATAGTGACGCACCCAAACATGAAAAGAATGTATACCATAAAAGCTATGACTGCCCACATGAGAATTTCCCCAACAGGTTTGTTAAAGATTTTGCCAAGTACCCAAGCAGCGGCAAAGATACATAGATAAAAAATTAAATCACCACTACCAACTCCCGAACTGTCGTTATAAGCGTCATAAGCAGACGGAGTAGCATATGCAATTTTCGACATAACTAGAAAAGGCAAAATTTTCATTCACATACTCACCTCATCAATGAGAACTAATCCACCTAAAAGCTTCTCGTTCATCAACCATAAATTCGTCAATCGTTGCAGTAATATAGTAGTCGTTGGCTTGATTATACCAATCGTACATACCATAAGAATTCATGGTGCCGTAGAATACTTCTCCAACTTCTGGAAATTGCAAAGCCCCAAAAGTTTCAGCACAAGTAAGATTCCCATAGCTATCAGTTTGCATAACTAATAATTGTCTATTGTAGTCAGCATATACTACTACGCCAGCATCAGCAAAACAAACTGAAACAATGGATAATAATATAACTATTGTAGAAACTATTATTTTCCGCATTCGTTTCACTTCCCATCAAAAAATAATTTTGAACGCCTCCAATGAATGAAGGCGTTCTTTTTTATTACTTGTCGTCGGTTTTTGGCTTTTGCTCACGTCGGCTACCGTCGGCGGAGTAGACTGTCAAAAAGGGCGCGTTTCCTCGACCAACAGTAGCCGTAGAATGGATATAGCGGTATCCTTTGATTTCGGATTAAGCTCACAAAAGAGGTCATGAGCAATAGCCATTTGACGCATTTTTTCCTCAGCCTTCATCTTTTTCGTCTCCTCTTTCTTGAATTTTATGTAGCTGTTGCTCAATAAGTTGTTGAACATTTACGCCTTGAGCTTCTAAGCTTTTCGACATGATCAAGTAAGCAACAGACATAAGCTGAGTTTTGGATTCCTGGTCTAGGCTATTATATACGCCAAGGAGTTTTTCTTCGTCACTCCTTACGGCAGGCATTACTTGTTTGGCGGTGTTATCAGTTTGCAAATTATCTTCACTCGGTGAACCTAACAGAAAATCAACAGACGTTTTCATTAAAACAGCAATGCGCTTTAATGTTTCCGGGTCGGGCTGAATAAGACCATTTTCGTATCTGCTATAAGTAGCAGCAGTGACGTTTAGAGCTTGAGCTACTTCTTTTTGCGTTAGTCCGCAAGCCTTGCGAGCTTCCTTAAATTTGTAGTGAACTTCCATTTCCCCGCTCCTCCCAAAATAAAATTCAAAATCATCCCTGCTTATATTATATTACGTCTAGCGTAACAAATAAAGAAAAAATTACGTTGACAAATTGCGAATAACGTAATATAATAAGTACATGAAGTTACGGAATACGTAATTTAAAAATAAAAATTACGTAAAAAGTAATTCAATAACAGAGGAAAGGAGTAGGTAAATGAACGCACTAAAAAAAATGCGGCTCAAGCGAAGATTATCGCAAGAAGATGTCGCAAAAAAAATGGGTGTTACGCCTGCTACTGTTTGCCGGTGGGAAAACGGAGAGTTTCTACCAAGAGCTGATAAATTGATTGCATTGGCTAAGGTTCTTAAATGCAGCGTAAGCGCATTGTTAAAAAAATAAAGCCTTCCATACAGGAAGGCAGAAAGAGAGGGGGGGGAATATGATTAGACCGCCGGAAACATATCAGTTAGAGAACGGATATATTGGGATTGTAGAAAATCCCGGTGCCGTTGCTGAAAATGATGCTGCACTGGCAATGCTGGCGAAATGGTGGTTGCAAATCGCCATTGATAAAGGGGACATCCCCGAATTGAAGGGAGTTGTTTTAAAGTGAAAAGACTGTTTTTCGTAGCTGTGCTGTTGGTTACGGCGGCGGTATTCGTTAGTGGTTATGGCGTAACGAGAGTTGTTACCTACAAAACCTATTACGTAAGCGAAGGCGAAACCGTATGGGATATTGCAGCAGCACATATGGCTGAGCAAGACAAGACACGTGATGTGCGTGAGCTTATCTTTGACATCAGAAAGCACAACGGCTTGCACGGCAAAACATTGCAGGCAGGCCAAACGATCATCATTCCTCTTGAAAAAGAGGTAAAAAAATAAGCTCCGCGGCACAACGAACCGCAGAGCGTGTAGGGGAAAATGCTAGCCACAAAAACCCTACACACATTATAACACACTTCGTAAGAAAGGATAATGAAAAATGTGTGAAGGAAGAATTTCTCTTGAAGAAGCAAAAATGCTTATGGCTGACCTGACGGCGAGAAAGAAAGCCAAACAGCCGAAACTGACAGCCAAACAATGGCTGAATCAGTATATGGATTGCAGCCATTGTAAATTCCAGGCAACTTGCCACCATAACCCGTTTCAATGGGTGCAGGAATGGGCGGACGATGAAGCAGGGGAATTTCATCCTAGAGTAAATCGTTCGCTGACCACGGGCCAATACAACGCCTGCTGCAAATGGGACGGCGAAACAACGATGAGCCTTATGAAATCGCTTGAAAAAGCGAAGGAGAGAGGGGAAGTTGTATCATGAATGCTGTAACAGACGCGAGATACGGCTTATGTTTTGACGTTGAAACAACTAACTTTAACGATTTTGCCAACCCCGGCAAAATCGATGAAGAATTTCACAGCAAATAAGGAGTAGTGAATTATGGGACTGTTTAAAAAGGCTGAACGCAAAAAAGCGTTTTTGAAAATTGCTATTACCGGTGTTAGTGGCAGCGGTAAAACTTACAGTGCATTGCAGTTGGCGCAAGGATTAGGCGATAAGATTGCAATGATCGATACGGAAAACGGCAGCGGTGAGCTGTACAGTAATCTGTGCGAGTACGATGTAGCTCCGATGACCGCACCGTTTACTCCGGAAAAGTACATTGATTATATCCATGAAGCCGAGCAAGCAGGATATAACGTGTTGATTATTGACAGTTTGTCTCATGCTTGGGCAGGTGAAGGCGGCGTCCTGGATTTTGTCGACAAGAAAGCAGCGACAACAAGAAGCGGTAATAGCTTTACTGCATGGAAGGACGCTACCCCGAAGCAAAATAAGCTTGTTGACGCAATTCTCCAAGCAAAAATGGACGTAATTGTATGCATGAGAAGCAAGCAGGCATATGAGATTGTAGAGAATGAAAAAGGCAAAAAAATGCCGATAAAAATGGGATTAGCTCCTATTCAGCGAGACGGCTTAGAATATGAATTTACAGTAATGTTTGACATTAGTGTTGAGCGTCATATGGCCGCTGCTACAAAAGACAGAACCGGATTATTTGTTGATTGGTGTGAAGTAATTACTCCGCAGACTGGCAAAAAGATTCGCCAATGGTGCGATAACGGCGTAGAGATTACGGAAAACAAATTTGTCAAGCTTGAACACGGGAAAGCTTACGTGCGCACCCGTAATGGTATGACAGATATTGTAGAGTTAACATACGATCAGTTAGAGCAGTTGTTGCAAGCTCCAAATTATAGCTTAGCACATAATGCTATTCGTGAACGCTTAGAGTTAATAGAAGCAGCACAGGCAGAAATTCCCGAGATGAAAGAACAGCAAGAAGATTTTAGCGCAGCAGAAATTAAGGAAGCTGCCAATGCTAAGCCTCTTAATGTTGTTGCTAATAATGCGGTGTTTAAGACACCAGAAAGTGGAAAAAAATGAGTAAAAGCATTCTTCAGTCAGAAAAGGAGTGCTTTTTGTGTGGCACGACGCTCAACCTTGAGCGTCACCACGTTATCTTCGGAACTGCTGGCAGAAAGATTTCAGACAAACTAGGCTTAACAGTCTGGCTGTGCCATGAGCACCATAAAGGAAGGTTCAGCCCGCACAATGACAGAGAAACCGACTTGCGGTTAAGACGTTTCGCACAATCCTGCTATGAAGATAAACATAGCCGGGAAGAGTGGTTCGAGAAAATCGGGAGGAACTACTTATGAAGTTTGAAACGAAGAGTATCAACTACTTCAATGGCTGCTTGCAACTTCCTATTCCGGTATCTGCTATAGCTGAAGCAGGCAAATTGCAACAGGCCTGCAATGGCGGCAAGACCTTAACTGTTGAAGTCAAGGTAAAGCGAAACACACGCAGTAACAACGCTAATAGTTATTGCTGGGCGCTGTGTACCGAAATAGCCAAGGCGATACGCTCATCGAAGCATGAAGTGTATCAGCAGGCCATACGGAGCATCGGAGCATTTACGGCGAATCTCATAAGAGAAGATGCTGTAGAGCGGTACACCGAACACTGGCAGTCGCATGGTGTTGGGTGGCTAGTCGAGAACATGGGGAGAAGCAGTTTCCCTGGTTATGTTGTTCTCGCCTGCTATCACGGCAGCAGCGTGTATGACACAAAGGAGATGAGCCAGCTTATAGACTGGCTCATTGATGAAGCGAAAGGCATCGGCATAGATGTTATTAGCGACGCTGACAGGGCGTTGCTGTTGGAGGACTGGCATGAAGTTAAGAAAAAAACAGTTTAAAAAATATGTTAAGTGGTTGTCTAAGAGGTGGTGGAGAAAAAATGGCTGTTATGCGAATTATTAAGAACAACAACTTCAGCATCGTGTCTAACTCTATCATCCGGGACACAAGATTGTCGCTGAAAGCACGTGGCTTATTCATCCTCATGTTGAGCCTGCCGGAGAGATGGGAATTTAGCGTAAGAGGCTTATCCCAAATTGCAGGCGAGGGACTGGACGCTATCCGTAGTGGCTTACATGAGCTGGAGGAGCAAGGCTATCTGTCACGCCAACGCAAACGCAACGCAGAAGGTAAGCTGGGGGACATGGAGTATATACTCTACGAAGAACCCCAAAAGCCTAAAGCAGAAGCACCAACAGAGGAAACGTCTACGGTGGTAGAGCCTATGCAGGAAATCCCTACACAGGCAGAGTCGACACAAATAAATAAAGATATAAATAATAACAGACTTAATCAAGAACAGAGAGAGAGAGAAGAACCGAAATTACTCTCTCGCCTTAACAGCCAACCTTTACCGCTTGAAATGGCTCAGTTACAGAACGAGTATTTCAAACGCTTCTGGCTGATGTATCCACGGAAAGCGAAACAATTCCAGGCACAGCTTGCATGGAACGCGCTGCCGGTAGACGTGGAACTGTATGAGCGTATCTTGCAGGCTGTTGAGAAGTACAGCAAGACGAAGCAATGGGCAGATAAAACCTACGTGCCGTATCCGGAGAACTTTCTTGACGGCAAGCGGTGGGAAGATGATATTCCCGAAGATACACCGAAGCCGGCACGGAAGAATGATGTTGCAGCGGCGGCTGAAGCGGTTGTCGCAGGCTTAGAGGGAATGGAGTGGTAGACATGGACAGAAAGCAGAACTGTATCGAGATAGCGAAGCATATGGCTGTGCTGTTCGGTGCTTTTGGACAGAGCAGCGACATAGACCGTCAGAAAATCTACGTCGCTGACCTTGTGGAATTCCCAGCGGAGCTTATCGGTGTGGCGTGTAAAAAACTGCGCTATGAATCTCACTTCCTGCCGACGATTAGCGAAATTATCGAAGCGGCAAGAAGCCTTACCGCAACAAATACAGGCAAGCGCTTGCCGTCATGGGCGGAAGCTCAGCATGAGATTGAGCAGCAGTTGAACATCGCTGGCAATTACAAGAAACCCGAATTTAGCTGCAAGGAGATTGAGCAGGCTGTAAAGGCGTATGGATGGCTTAATCTTTGTATGGCAAGTCAAAGCGGTATCAGCAACGCTTGGCATCAGCTCAGCAAACTGTACGAGCAGACTTGCAAATATCAGCGTGAAGAAGCAACAAACCGCTATATCCTTAAAGACAAACCGCAAGGCTTTTTAGGATATACCGAAGCAAAGAATGACGGCTTGTGCTTGCTGGCGCTAGTGTTGGGGGATAAAAAGTGAAAAAAGATTGGAGCTTATTGGTTGGCGAAAAGCATGGAACGCTGACTGTAAAACAGGTCGCAGGATCTGACAGAAACGGCTTTACCTACTTGCTGTGTCAGTGCGACTGCGGCAATGAAAAGGTTGTCAAAGCAACAGACTTTACACGGTGGAAAGTAAAGACCTGCGGAAAGCTGGAATGTAAGCGCAAGACAAGAGGTGTGTTGACGTTACCGGAAGCGCAGGAGAGTTTTCCTCCGTATTCAGGCGAGAGAGTTAGCGCTTTAGAGCAACGAATCAAACCACGTTATTTCTGCAAGGCCGTCACACCGGAGTGCACGATAAGCACTCTGCTGCACATCTGCTGTTGTGAGTGCGACAGACCTTGCAAGAGGTGTGAGAATACGCCGCAGAAGTGCGGAGCGAGGGAGAGGACGAAATGAAAGAACAAGAAAAATTGATCAAGGCTGTTAATGCAGAGCTGGAAGAATGGCTGCTTAGCGGTGATGTTGATTATCTGCATAAGGCTATGGCTGTTATTCGTGCAGAAATTGAAAAGGAGGAAGTGTAATGACGTTAGATGAATTTGTAGCGGTCGTGTTGATTATGGCGCTCATCCCGGTGGCTATTATTCAATGGATGGGCTTAATCGTGGCGATTATGGAGCGTTTTAAGGAGTGAATAACATGGCTAAAAATCATATGGCTGATGTAGCCAAAATGCTCGGACTGGAGTTGGGCGAAGAATTTAAAATCAACCTTTGCCCCAATGAATTATTTAAATTCGATATGAACGGGATTTTGGCACAAGAGCAAGGCGAAGCTAGTTGGCGTAGTGCTAATCATGGAATGCTGCAAGAATTGGTATACGGTTCTTTTGAAATAGTAAAGCTGCCTTGGAAGCCGAAGAAAGGCGATGTTTATTTTACCTTTGTACTCATGGGCGACAAATGGGGTGTAGGCTCGTTGCACTGGGGCGGCTTTCCGAATGAGTATGGCTCGCTTGAAAAAGGCTGGGTTTACCGCACGTGCGCAGAAGCGCAAGCAGCCTTGCCTGCTGTGGCAAAAGAAATAGGAGTGGAGTACGAATTACCGACCAGTTACACCGAAACCGTAGAGCAGTGGAAGCCGAAAGTCGGAGAAACCTATTACTCATTCTGCAGGTTCCTCGGGGAATGGTGCGCTTGGCAGCAACAATGGTCGAATCATCCGTTCGACTTAGCTTTATTAGCCAAAGGCTGGGTATACCGTACCCAGGAAGAAGCAAAATCTGCACTGCCTAAGGTGGCTAAGGAGTTAGGCGTGGAGTATGAGCTTTAAAAGAAAATTCAAAAGGAATAATTTTTCTGCAAATCATCTTCCGTGTGAGCGCAAATGCGGCGTTTGTCATGGAAAGATGCAGCTAAAACAAGTCGGTGAAGAATTCATGTATATTTGCGGGTGCGGACGTGTAAAGAAAGCGAAAACTGCAACATGTTGCAAAAATCTCTTGTAAGGTGTGGGCATTGAGAGGTGGTGATATAGCATGAAATCTAAAGCATATGTTTTTGCCAATGCAGCAGACTACGATATTGAAGATATATCGGAGGAAATAACATTCGCTGAAACGTCGGGCAAGGCTAAACAAGATTTTAGCATGGATAGTGGAATCCATTACACGGACATTAGAGTGCAGCGTTTGCCTTGGGCTGACAAATACGGAAGCGTTGACAATATTCCTGTCGAGGAATGGTTAAACCACGGTTGGTATTTTAATTGCTATACCTGTGGCGCAGAGATAGAAGATGTAGCAGACTTACATATCAACAGTAAAGGGTACTGCTGCAAGAAATGTTTTAATGAGTGGGTAGAAAGTGGAAGAGAAAACCGCAACAGGTTGCAAAATCTTTTGTAAAAGTTGTACGTGGGGACAAAAAGTCCCTTGAAAAAGTTTAGGAGGTGAAGAAATGCTGATTAAAATTAATGACCGCAAATATATTAACTCAGAAAAAGTCGAATCTTTGAGGATTATTTCCGGAGAGTCTGAACATACCGTTTGGATTAATATGGACAGCGACGATTCTTCGATTGTATTCCTGTCGTGCGATACCTTAGAGGACGCTCAAAGAGCTATGGACGAATTGGCAACAGCAATAAATAACGCTAACTAG